ATGAAAGAGCATCAGAAAGAAAGTGCGTTATACTTGTGTGACCCCAGTAAAAATGTGACTTGCCAAAAGAGCATTTGCCAGTCACAGTGCGTACTTACGACAAAAGTGGAATATGCGAAAGCAGACGCCGATGGCAGTCCGATTATCGTTTACAAGAACCGAATGGAGGCTTTGAGCAGTATCCTCCCGAAAGAAAATGGAACTGCATCCCACGGGGTTTAACCCTCCCCGAATGCCATAGGTGATTACCTAACAATGCCCGTCGGGAGCGTATCCCGACCCAAGCCTGCCAGCAATCCGTAGACCGTGGATGTAAAGCAACGGTGTCGGCTGACTTAAAAACCGTGCATTGGTGGCTGCACGTTTTCATGACTGGAAAATCATGCTTCCCGTTGCAGATAGCGATTGCAACACGCTTCTGAGTCGTTGAGCGTATCAGCGACATCCAACTTACTTTTCATCTTGAAAAGTAAAATAAATGGTTAGGAGTGAATCACTATGGAGAACAACAAAAGGGTTATTGTGCGGGCTACAGAAAAGTATGAATTTTGCTGCTATCTTTCGGACATGGGAGTAGAGCGAATCTATACGGTACTCGCAGAAAATGAAAAGGATGCTCGTGAACGGTTTCATGAGTTGCTGAATGAGGAACGAGTGGAATTACTCCAAATCAGAAAGGTGGATGAAGAAAGATGAAAGACGGAAATTACTATACCGTTTACGGCTGGATGATTAACCAACTAAAGCTGAAAGGGACAACTTTACAGCTGTACGCAGTGATCTATGGCTTTTCCGAAAACGGTGAAAATGAGTGCTCCGGCAGTCTTGCCTACCTTGCTGAAACGACTGGATGCACCAAGCAGACGGTTTTGAATGCCCTGAACAAGCTTGAAAAACTGGGGTATATTTTGAAACGTCAGACAAGGGATGATGACGGTGGTTTACGAAATCATTATCGGGTAAATTTAACCGCAATCGAACAGCGTGTTTCTCCACAAAAAGTGGAAAGCGGCTGTGGAAAGAATGTTGAAACAAAGGCTGAAAGGCCTAAAAAATTTACCCAGCCGGTCAAAAAAACGGAATGCCCTCAGCCAAAAAAGAGGAATGCCCCTAGTCAAAAAAACAGACCGTATAATACTACAAGAGAATCAATAGGTTTTGAATTATGTGAGGGGGACGCACGCTCGGAAAAGCAAACATTCGGTGATTTTCAGAATGTTCAGCTGACAGAGAACGAATATGCTCGACTGTCAGAACTGTATGGAACACAATTGCCGCAGACAATCAGCAGCTTATCCAGCTACATGGCATCGACTGGAAAGCACTATCGCAATCATTATGCAACACTGTTTCGATGGTGTCAGCAGGATATTCAGAAAGCAAAAAATCAAGGTCAGCAACACCACAAATATCGAAATCCAGAACGAGCCAGTGAATGGCTATCGGAAAACCGAGAATTCTTAGAGAGCCTTGGCGGACTTTACTGAACCTTTGATAATACAGGGAGTTGAGAGATATGAAATCAAAGAAACCAACACGCAGGCAAAAAATCATTATGTATCAGAAATTGCATCTTGATCCGAACGAGTGGTTTGTAGCGAGATGGAATTCGGCTTCAGATTACATTACGCTTGTCAATCGATTCACTAGTGGAATCGTGCAGAAACTGAATCCGGAGCGTATGTAATGGCGGATAAACGGTGCGAAATGTGTGGCAAGCCTCTGATTCATGTGAAAGCTGACCGCAGGTTTTGCGGTGCTTGTATGAGGATTCGGAGAAAGGCTTATGCCAAACAGTATCAAGAACTCAGAAAAGGAATGAATAAAAATGACAACGGAACAGATGCACGTGATTGCAAAAATAACGGATGCCAGAACTTTTGAAAGGCAACTGGAGCAGACTGTTGAGGAGGCAGCAGAGTTCATTCAAGCAGTTCAGAAAATCAAACGGTATCCCGGAAATTCGCTGCAAATGAATCATCTCGTGGAGGAAACCGGCGATTTGCTGATTACCTTGGAACAAATCCGCATTTACCTTGTCCGAGATGGCTACGGTGATGCACTGAACAGTATGATTGACTATAAGCTGAACCGGGAACTTGGCAGAATGGAACAGGAGCGTAAGGACAATGAAAGCAAGGCTTATCACAATCGGAGAAAGCGAAATCCGTCAAAGGGTTGAGGAAGAATATCAGAAAAAGAAAGATCAGATTTATGAATCGGTAATTCAAGATGTTCTTCCCCAGTTTATGTCCGTTTGTATGGTGGAACTCAATAAAGAGTTCGGATTTGGAGAAAAGCGACTGCGGTCTGTTTTGGATGGCGTAAAAGACCATTTTAAGCTAATGGACGGGGTCGGGATTTTGAACCATCAGTATTCTACGCTAGACTGTCTTACATACTTGCAAGAAAAGTATGGTATTGATTTGGATAAGGAACTGCTGTAATGGCAGAAAGGCGGTTACAACATGAATAGAATCTGTAGACAATGCGGTGCAGAAAAACCACTCTGGGAGTTTGTTGACCGCAGCAAACAAACTGGTGAACGGAGAAAAATTCATCGTGTTTGTGCAGCTTGCAGATCTGAACGTAGCAAAGAACGATACCAGCAGAGACGGAAAGAGGTGCTTTCCTACCAAAAACAGTATCGTGAGAAACTAAAACGTGAGAGAATTGAAACTCCCGTCAGCAGTGACCAAAAGGAAAGCTGTGGTTCCGTGGACGATGGATATGTTCGCTTGGCTGCGGAAATTCTGAGGAGTGAGTTCTCTGCTTATCGGAGAGCATTGGAAAAGTATGACGGAAGTCCGGAATCTATCGGTAGAATTCGGTCGATTGAGCGTGAAATTCTTACGCCGTACTACGCTGCATTGACGATGAATGCTATCGATTTGAAAAGGTACTGCAATGATTTGCGAAAAAAGTATGGCATAGATGGAGGAATAGAAGATTGGGCTGGATAAGCGTGAGAGATTCCCTTCCAATCAATGAAAGGAGCAAAAATAATGAAGATTGAAAAAGAAACAAAGGTTGTCATTTTGCAAAATGGGAACGCAGTGACGGCTACACAGTATGTTAACGGCAAGAAAGTAAACGCAAGCATTGCAAGGTGCTGTCCGGAGGATGCTTTTAATTTTGCCTTTGGTGCAAAATTGGCTTTGGAACGGCTGCTTGATTGTATGGGTTCTGCACCGGAAACTGCTTTTGATTGGGACAAGTTTATTTCCGGTGACGTATGGGTACAGACGAACAGTTCCAACACTGATGCCTTTTTGCAGGTTTGCGAAGAGCATCATTTGACAGATCGAACCGGAGATCGTCCGACAAAGTTGAATGTATTTCGTGACTTTAACAATGCAAGTGAGATTGAAAAAGCGTTGTACGGGATTTTCGGAATGATTCCGAAAGAAAATATCTGGTTTGCAACACGGGATGGAAAATTGCGGTGGGGCAATGAGAAACCAACTGGAGAAATTTTTGAATGGGGACAGGCAGAATGAACGATTGTGTAAACTGCAAATATGCAAACCAGTCCAAAAACACAAGAGTCATCCGGACACCTGCTGCGGTTATTACGCAGAAACAGGGTGGCATTGTTTGCGAGAATACGGGGCAGAAAACAATACAGATAATCGATAATGGATTGCGATGCTCTGGCTTCTGCCGGAAAGAAGCGAAAGGCGGTGAATGAGAAAATGTGTAAGGAAAGAATCGGGCTTCATCCGATGCCGGATAATGTGAATCATCCATTTCACTATCAAGGAAAGTACGAGTGCATTGATGAGATGGTCGCATTGTTTGGCGTGGATGCTGTTCGCCATTTCTGTATGTGCAACGTATATAAATACCGTTTTCGCGCAAGTCGGAAAAATGGACCGGAAGATATAGAAAAGGCGGAGTGGTACATGGGAAAATTGATGGAGTTAAATCAGGAGGTAAAAGAAAGATGATTCTTCATGAGATGTTGGCTAATACCTCATACTACGGACAAGTCCTCATTTATGCAAGAAATGCTTATGACCAGTGTGTAGAAATTTTTCAGGGAAGTGTTGAAAACGCCCGAAAAGACGAATATGTGTGGGATTATCTGACATATGAAGTTGACCAGTGGATATGTGGAAATCACTGGACGTTGATTTATGTCAAGCACTATGCTTATGAAGATAGACTGGAAACTTGTTATTATGATTCAGACAGGTGGACAAGAGAAAATCGCCCTTACAAAAGTTCGTATGAGGTCGAAAAAGAATTGAAGTGCTTAAGCTAAAGAGCTGATTTTATAAAACGCTGCAAAAATCTGAAGAAAGTGGTACATGGAAAAACTAATGGAAATAAAACAGGAGGGAAATCATGAAAAAGCTGATTGTTGAGATTGATGACAAATATGCAGATGCGGTATCAATGTCATTTATCGGAACCAAATGCACCGAATCGGAAGAAATCCACATGACTGTTGCTGCAGTTGCTGTTAAGCATGATGTAACAGCGGTTGCAATTTGCGAAGATGGAAGTTCAGTTGGCTACGAAGGTGATTTGGAAGCCAAAGATCAGCTGTCCATTGAAAAATTGATAAATGCAGTCGGACAGCTGGAAGACTTACGTTGCGACCGTGAGGGCTTTGCAGCTGATTTTGAAGACGAAGAAGATAACGCTTTTCGCCTTGATGTTGCGGCAATTGACACAGCTTTAGCAGCGATAAAGCGGCTGATTGAATTAGAATACGAAAAGGAGTAATTGGAAATGAGCGATGAAACATTAGAACTGCTATGGTCAATGCTTACGAACGAGCAACTTTTGGAACTGCGGGAAAAAGGTGCAATGGATGATCGCACAATGGCATCTTTCAAGACTGAATTGTTTAAGCGGTGTTTGATTCAATTTGATGAAACAGCGGATGCAGTGGCAAAGGCGGTTATGGCGGCATTTATGGAGGGATTGACATGATAAAAATCGAAAATACGGAAGTATACGGCTGGGAAGCAGCCATCCGTGGAATGCGAAATCCGAAAAATTCGTGGGAAAAATCAGACAGTTGTTATTGCAAAGAACCCATAACAGCCAAATGTAACAATTCTGGTTGCTCTCATTGTGGGTGGGCTTGGACTAATCTTGGCAAGAATCCGTTTTGCATTGGCGATAATGATTTGACCTTAATGCAAAAATTAGTCCGAGCAGGAACTGATCATCGGAAATTTATGCGAATGATTACAGTGAGTTGTGATATAATCGCACCTTTCTATTGGTGGAAACAATTTGACACGTACAAAATCGGAACGGTTACCGATTCCTGCTCTACAATGCACAAAATTGCTGAAAAGGAATTTGTATTGAACGATTTTTCATGCGAATATCTGTTTAATGGCACCGAGGAAGGAACAGAGTTTCTCAAAGATTTTATGTACACAATTAAAGCCCTCAATAAAGCACGAGAAAAGTATTTGGAAACCAAAAAGAAGATTTACTGGTGGCAGATGATTCAGATGCTTCCGGAAAGTTATAATCAGCGAAGAACTGTAGTGTTGAACTATGAAGTGCTGCGAAATGCCTGCCAAGCAAGAAAAAATCATAAACTTGATGAGTGGCATGAATTTTGCAAGTGGGCAGAATCACTGCCATACAGTGAACTGATATTGGAGGTGTGAGCAGGTGTATAAGATGAAGTGTCCGAGATGTGGGAAACGTGCCTTTGATATTTCTGTGCTACCTAAAATTCCAGTGATTATTGAACTGAAATGCCCAAACTGCCGGAATATCGTGAAAGTTTCCTGCAGATCCGAGATGTGCATGGCTGATAAGAGATAGATAATATACCGAGCAACGGAGTGATTTGACTACCAAATAGCCGGATAGTATATGAGACGACTGTTTTATATGCTGTTCGGCTATTTTTGTTTCATATACTTGACTTCACTTGAGTTTTTTTGCAAGCTGACTTCTATCAATCAGAAAGGAGTCATGTATATGAAATTTCGTAAAACAAGAACAGCAGCCAGATCCGTTTATATCTATCGCTTTGCAGATGGAACAGTCGCTGTGCTGCATCCGGGAGAACAGGGTGTAAGCACTGAGATCATCGACTTTTTGCACAAGTTGGATGACCGTGAGGTGTATCGTAATCTGAAACAGCGAAAGGTGAAAGAACATTGTGCAAAACCTGTCGATACTGAAGTGGAATCTTTGGAAATCCAGCGTTTGCATGAGGTTGTGTCCAGTCTTACGCTGAAGCAGCAGGATACCTATCGCAGAGTGGTCGTGGAAGGAAACCCTATGACACAGGTAGCAAGAGAAGAAGGCGTATCGGAAACGGCAATTCGGCATCGCATGGCGAAAATCAAAGCCCAAATCAAGAAAAAATTTTGATTTTTCTACTGATAGGGTTCGATTTTATGCTGATTTTTTCGACTGCATTTATGGAAGGAGGTGGTGCATGATGGCGTGTTTCTAAATCCCATCAAAAATGCTAAGAAAGAAGGTCAAAGAAAATGAGTAAAGAACCTACAACATTACTGGATGTGATTCATGTGATCCGCCAATTGGCAGACAAATTGGAAGCTATGGCGGAAACCATGACAGAACGGGAAGTACAGACATTTGAGCAGGTATATCCGCCGGAAGAAGGCAATACGGAGGCTGTACAGAAGCCGGTGTCTGTGAAAGATACGCCGACCGTTTCTATTTCTGAGATTCGAGCGGTACTGGCAGAAAAGTCACGTTCTGGTTTTACAGATTCAGTAAAGGCACTGCTTCAGAAACACGGGGCATCAAAGCTGTCTGGTGTTTCTCCCGAAGAATATGCGGTCTTGTTAGAGGAGGCGAAGCAGATTGGAACTTAACGATCATGCAAACCGTTTACACGCAGTGCTTTCTGCTTCATCCAGTGCTCGTTGGCTGGCGTGTCCGCCCTCTGCACAGCTCTGTGCTGCCCTGACGGATACCGTGACGGACTACGCCCGGGAAGGCACGTGTGCCCACGAGCTTGCAGAATATAAGGTGCAAAGACTGCTCGGGAATTCGACATCTAATCCCACGGAGAACTTGGATTTTTACGACACGGAAATGGAAGACTGCACGGACAGCTACGCCCAATACATCGCCGAACTGCTATCAACCCTGCAAGAACCAATGGTCTTAGTGGAACAGCGTTTGGATTTCAGCCGATATGTTCCCAGCGGTTTTGGCACGGGTGACTGTGTGATTGTTGCAGATGATGTCCTGACTGTCATTGACTTCAAGTATGGCAAGGGCGTAGCAGTATCTGCTGATCACAACTCGCAGATGATGCTGTATGCTCTGGGTGCATTGCAGCTATTTGATGCCCTTTATGACATTGCAGAAATCCGGATGGTGATTTTTCAGCCCAGAATCCAAAGCGTTAGTGAATGCGTTATGCCTATTTCTGAACTGTTGCATTGGGCAGAAACAGAATTGAAAACGAAAGCAGAACTTGCATCCAAAGGCGAGGGAGATTTCTGTGCTGGTGAGCATTGTCGGTTTTGTAAGGTAAAAGTAACTTGCCGCAAACGAGCGGAATATAATTTACAGCTTGCAAAATATGACTTTGCACCGCCAGAAATGTTGACAGATACCGAAATTGAAGCGGTATTAGAAAAAGCAGATCAGTTAGCATCTTGGGCATCAGACATTAAGGATTATGCTTTGCAACGGGCAATTTCCGGCAAACAGTGGAATGGGTACAAAGTTGTGGAAGGTCGGTCGAATCGAAAGTATACCGATGCGGCAAAGGTCATTGAAAAAGTCAAGGCTTATGGGAAAAATCCGTACAACGAACCGGAATTGCTGGGAGTTACTGCAATGACCAAACTACTCGGTGGTAAGAAAAAGTTTGATGAGCTTCTGGGAGATTATACTTACAAACCGCCGGGTAAGCCTGCACTTGTACCAATTTCGGACAAGCGACCGACTTGGAATTCCGCAGAAAAAGATTTTGAAACAATACAGGAGGAAAAATAAATGGCAAACGAAAGAAAAACAAAAGTGATTACAGGAACTGTGCGTTTGAGTTACGCAAACATCTGGGAACCGAAATCCACCAACGGTGGTGCCGCAAAGTATAGTGTTTCCTTGCTGATTCCGAAGTCTGATAAGGCAACTCTTGCAAAAATTCAGACTGCAATTGATGCTGCCATTGAAGATGGCATTGGAAAGTTCGGAGGAAAGAAGCCGAGTAAGGCTGCTCTGAAGCTGCCGCTGAGAGATGGCGATGCGGAACGCCCGGATGATGAAGTGTACAAGGACTGCTATTTTATCAACGCAAACAGCGCAACACCTCCGCAGATCGTTGACCAGCAGGTACAGCCAATCCTCGAGCAGAATGAGGTCTACAGTGGCTGCTATGCAAGAGTTGCGGTAACATTCTATGCATTTAACAACAACGGAAATAGGGGCATTGCCTGCGGTTTGGGCAATATTCAGAAGGTACGAGATGGTGAACCGCTTAGTGGACGTACCAATGCTGCTGATGATTTCGATGTTCTTGAAAGTGACGATTTCCTTGATTAACTAAAATGGCAATTTAGTAGTAAGGATGGTGAGAAAAATGGAGGCAATTCTTTCTGTTGTTATTGCAGTTCTTTGGTGTATCTCAATGTTTTGTTGGGCAGCAATTTCCGTTGTCGCACTGATTGATCGTTTCAAGAATCACAAGTAAGCAAAAAAATGTCGGGTGGGCGACTGACGGAGCATCCGTTCGGGTGGGTAATAGGTGTAACAATGCAAAAATTGATGATTGACTTAGAAACCAAAAGTGATGTGGATATTACAAAAGCCGGGGTTTACCGCTATGCGGATTCCCCGTATTTTGATATTTTGCTTTTTGCATATTCCGTGGACGATGCCCCGGTGCAGGTGGTTGACCTCGCCTGCGGCGAACATCTGCCAGAAGAAATCCTGAACGCTCTGACCGATGATCGCATTCAGAAACACGCCTTCAATGCCAGCTTTGAACGGGTCTGCCTGTCGGTCTGGCTGCGGCGAAACTACCCGGAACGGTTCGTCTCCTACGGCTCACCGGAGGATGCCTGCGGCAACTATCTAAACCCGAAAGCATGGCGGTGTACGATGGTGGCAGCTGCCTATCTGGGCTTGCCGCTGAGCCTTGCCGGCGTGGGAGCAGTTCTACAGTTACAGCAACAAAAAATGTCCGAGGGGAAAGCCCTGATTCGCTATTTCTGCGTACCGTATGACCATGTAAATGGCATTCCGGTGTTTCATGCCCCTGCCGATGCTCCGGAGAAGTGGAACGTCTTTCGGGCATACAACCAACGGGATGTGGAGACGGAACAAGCGATTGAACAAAAAATTGCTCGGTTTCCTGTGCCGGAATTTGTCTGGCGAGAGTACGATCTTGACCAGAACGTCAACGATCGAGGAATACAACTGGATTTACAGTTGGTGCAACAGGCAATCCGCATGGACTCGCTCACGAAAGACAAGCTGCTGCATCAACTGAAAGATCTGACCGACTTGGACAATCCGAACTCTGTTCAGCAAATGAAACAATGGCTGGCAGAACACGGACTGGAGTTAGAATCGTTGGGCAAAAAAGAAGTACAGGAACAACTGAAAAACGCTTCGCCGGACTTGCAAGAGGTGTTGTTACTGCGACAACAAGTATCAAAATCCTCGGTCAAAAAATATCAGGCTATGCAGAATGCCGTCTGCTCGGATGGTCGTGCAAGAGGAATGTTTCAGTTCTATGGTGCAAATCGAACAGGGCGCGAGGCTGGTCGTATCATTCAGCTGCAAAACCTGCCACAGAATCATCTTCCCGATTTGGAAGATGCACGGGAGCTTGTGAAGTCTGGTGATTTAGAGGCGGTAGAACTGCTGTATGAAGACGTTCCGAACACGCTCTCACAGCTGATTCGGACGGCATTCGTGCCAAAGCCCGGCTACAAATTCCTCGTGGCAGATTTCTCGGCGATTGAGGCACGTGTCATTGCTTGGCTTGCCGGAGAAACGTGGCGGATGCAGGCGTTCGCAGAGGGCAAGGACATCTACTGTGCCTCAGCATCTAAGATTTTCGGTGTGCCAGTAGTCAAGCATGGCATCAACGGGCATCTTCGGCAGAAAGGCAAGGTCGCAGAATTGGCATGCGGCTACGGCGGATCGGTCGGAGCAATGAAAGCCATGGGTGGATCGGAAATGTCCGATGCAGAACTGAAGCAAATTGTGACGGACTGGCGAACTGCTTCTCCACACATTGTACAATTGTGGTGGGACGTAGAAAATGCTGCCATCAAAGCTGTGCGGGATAAAACCGAAACAGAGACCCACGGCATTCACTTCTCTTATGAATCTGGTTTTCTGTTTATCAAGCTGCTGTCTGGCAGACGGTTGGCATATGTCAAGCCACGCATCGGTGAAAATCGCTTCGGCGGTGATGCTATCACTTATGAGGGCATTGGCACGGGCAGAAAGTGGGAACATTTGGAAACTTACTCCGGCAAGCTGGTCGAAAACATTGTTCAGGCAACCGCACGGGATCTGCTCTTCTATTCCATGCAGACACTATCACAATACTTCACTGTCGGTCATATTCACGATGAAATGATCATCGAATGCCCGAAAGATACAAAGCTGGATGAGATCTGTCAGCAGATGGCGGTAACGCCAGACTGGGCAAAGGGACTGTTGCTTCGGGCAGACGGATATGAATGCAGCTTTTACAAGAAAGATTAGGAGGATTCCATATGTTTTACATCAAAGAAAACCTGAATGACACCACCAGTATCTCCGTGGAGATCAACAACGAAAACGTATACTGTCGCTGCCCGCAGTGCGGTGCAGAAGTACCAGTGGATCTGAGTATCTTCTGGACAGCAGAAAACTTTGACATTTTCAGCAGTGCTGTTTACTGTGATGCTTGCACACAGAAACGGCTGAAAGGAGTATTGCATGAATCGGTATAATGCCGAGGGATACATTGATCTCACTGCTTATGAGGCACTGAGCCGTATTGAACGAGAGGAACGCAGGGCGAAAAAAGCTGCCGCTTATCGACCGCTGGTATACATCTGTTCTCCCTATTCCCACGGCTGCATCAATGACAATATCGAAAACGCCAGACGATACAGCCGCTTTGCGGTAGACACCCACTATGTCCCTATCGCTCCTCACTTGCTGTTTCCACAGTTCATGGATGACAGCCTGGGCGAAGATCGTCAGACAGCGATGTTCATGAATTTGGTACTGCTGTCAAAGTGTGCCCAGCTGTGGGTGTTTGGCTCTGTGCGGTCGGAAGGGATGCAGCAGGAAATCAAATGGGCAAAGCGGCGGCATATGACCATTCGGTATTTTACAGAAGAATTGGAGGAAATAGAGTAATGTATCAATTCCCACAAATACTGCAAAAATTGATGGAGCGTCATCCAACGTACCGCAGAAGAATTACACAAAAAGAACTGGCTGAACATGTTGGAGTTCGACCGCAAACAATCTCTCTGTACTTAAAAGGTGATACAGCTCCCTCACCGAGACTTTTGTTAAAAATGGCGGATTACTTGTGCGTGTCGACAGATTATTTATTAACGGGGCAAGATGGCGAACAGTCTGGAGATGTAATTACTATGGACTCTTTGCGTGATATACAAAAGCAATTGTGTGGAATTATGAGTCAGACAAATACGCTGATTGCAGAACTGGAGGCAAAGAAATGAAATTTACACTTTATACTGCTACTTGCCGTGAAAACGCAAAAAATATCAAATATCCGAAGGATGTAGAGGTAATTGACGAGGAAAGTTTGAAGTCTGCGGTGCAATTTGACCACGTTTCTGCAAAATTCACGGATGATAAAAGAAGCAATGCCAGCTTTATAGAGAGCGATTGTCTGATGTTTGATTGCGATAATAGCCACTCTGAAAATCCAGAAGATTGGGTTACACCTTTGGAACTGGCATTGACATTTTCAGACGTAGCATTCGCAGTTGCCTATAGCAGAAACCACATGAAAAACAAGGGAAACAGAATTGCACGTCCTAAGTTTCATGTCTATTTTGAAGCAGAAAAAGGAATGCCCGTAACAGAACGACAGAATTTGAAAAAGCAGGTTCTGGAACAGTTCCCCTATTTCGATGAAAAGGCATTGGACGAGGCACATTTCTTTTTTGGCGTGGAGAATCCAAAAGTGGAATGGTATCAAGGCAATCTGACACTTGCTGAATTTTTTGAACAAGATGTTTTTGCAGAATGGGATGCTCAGACAGAATTGATTCAAGAGGGTTCCAGAAATAGCACAATGAGTCATATTGCCGGAAAACTGATCAAGCGTTATGGCAATACAGAGGCAGCGTATCAATTGTTTCAAAAGGCAGCAGAAAAGTGCAACCCGCCACTGGCAGAATCAGAACTGCACATGATCTGGCAGAGTGCAAAAAGCTTCGGAAAAAGAGTATCCAAACAGGAGGGCTATATTGCACCTGAATTATATGGGCAAATGTACAGCCTGCGTCCGGAGGATTATTCCGATATTGGGCAAGCAAAAGTTTTTGCAGGGCAGGTACAAGGAGAACTTGCCTATACAGATGCAACCGAATACTTATGCTACCTGCAAACACACTGGGTAGAATCAAAACAGACAGCAGTCGGCAGATGCGAAGCATTTCTGGACAAGCAGCTGGAAGAAGCAGAACGGACACTGGAAATGACACACAAGATGTTGCTGGACAGCGGAGTGGATGCCGAAACAATCTCCAAGGGCGGAAAGGTGCTGGAAAAAGCGGTGGATGATGCCAGCAGAAAAGCGTACATCGAATATCGCTCTGCCCTGACTTACCGAACTTTCGTCATGAAACGCAGAGATATGAAGTACATCTCTTCGGCATTACAAGCAGCAAAACCGATGCTGCTGAAAGACATTGCAGACTTTGACAGTCAGGAATTCCTGCTGAATACGCCAGCGGCAACCTACGACCTGCAAAAAGGCGTGTATGGCGGAAGGTCGCACAACCCAGAGGATTATCTCACTAAAATGACTGCTGTTTCGCCGGACAATGTTGGTGCAGAAATCTGGCAAGAGGCTTTGCATTGTTTCTTCTGTGACGATCAAAGTCTAACAGATTATGTGCAGCAGATTTGTGGACTTTGTGCGATTGGTAAGGTGTATCAAGAAGCATTGATTATTGCTTATGGCGAAGGCAGCAACGGCAAGTCGACATTCTGGAATGCGGTGTCACGGGTGCTGGGAAGTTACAGTGGGACAATGTCTGCGGATGCATTGACGGTAGGCTGCAAGCGAAATGTAAAGCCGGAGATGGCGGAACTAAAAGGCAAACGGCTGGTCATTGCAGCAGAACTGGAAGAAGGAATGCGGTTGAACACTGCCGTCATCAAGCAACTTTGCTCGACCGATGAAATCCAAGCGGAGAAGAAATACAAAGACCCGTTCCGCTATACACCTGCTCATACGCTGGTGTTATACACGAATCATCTGCCGAGAGTCGGTGCGAATGATGACGGAACGTGGCGGAGATTGATTGTAATCCCGTTTCTGGCAAAGCTGGAGGGAAAGTCAGACATCAAGAACTTTGCAGATTATCTGGTAAAGGAAGCTGGCGGTGCGATTCTGTCTTGGGTGATGGAGGGAGCGAAACAGGTCATTGACCGACAATTCAAACTGGAAGTTCCACAATGCGTCAAAAATGCGATTCACGCATATCGGGAAAGCAATGACTGGATGTCAGCATTTCTGGAAGACTGCTGTGAGGTAGATAAGACCTATCAGCAAAAGTCAGGCGAACTGTATCAGGAATATCGTGCTTACTGTGCCAGAAATGGAGAGTACACAAGGAGTACAACGGACTTTTACACGGGGCTTGAAAATGTAGGCTTTGAACGAAAGAGAACCAAGAAAGGCATCATCGTTTACGGCTTAAAAATCAAGTCAGAATTTTTAGAATGATGGGCGGGGGTGCAGGTCGGAGGAGGTCATTTCGTAAACTCTTCTTATAGGTAATTTTTACCAAATTTTCAGCCTAAAAGGGGTTTTATATATTGACCTTAATCGACCAGCACCCCAAAAAAGAAAAAACTTGAAAAGGTGGCTAAAATGCGTGAAAAAATAATTGAAAGCCGGTTGGTACAAGAGGTGCAGTCCAGAGGAGGTCTTTGTTGGAAGTTTACAAGTCCGGGAACGGATGGCGTGCCGGATCGAATCGTATTGATGCCGGGTGGAAAAATTGCTTTTGTGGAAGTAAAGGCTCCGGGTGAGAAGATGCGGGCATTACAAATCCGGAGAAAACAACAGCTTGAGAGAGTGGGCTTTTCAGTGTATTGTCTGGATAGTCTGGAACAAATCCGCCCCATTTTGGATGAAGTCGGAGGTGAAACACCGTGAAGTTCATTCCGCACGACTATCAGCAGTATGCAATTCAGTTTTTGACGGAGCATCCTGTGGCAGCACTTCTTCTGGATATGGGGTTAGGGAAGACGGTCACAACATTGACAGCAATCAACGAGTTGTTGTTTGACCGCTTTGAAATCCGCCGTGTTTTAGTGGTCGCACCACTTCGTGTGGCACGGGATACTTGGTCAGCAGAAATTGAAAAGTGGGAACATTTGAAGCATCTGAAATACAGTGTAGCAGTTGGGACATCCGCAGAACGCAGACAAGCCCTGCATGCAAGGACGGATATTTGCATTTTGAATCGTGAGAATATCAGTTGGCTGGTAGAGGAAAGCGGTATTCCATTTGACTTCGATATGTTGGTAATTGATGAGTTATCCGGTTTTAAGAACCATCAGACAAAACGATTCAAGGCACTGATGAAAGTTCGACCAAAGGTGAAACGCATTGTCGGCTTAACGGGAACACCGTCCAGTAATGGTTTGATGGATTTATGGGCAGAGTTTCGTTTGCTGGATATGGGACAGCGACTTGGAAGATTTATCGGACAATATCGAACAACCTATTTTCAGCCGGATAAACGAAATGGGATGGTGGTTTATTCTTACAAGCCATTGCCGCAGGCAGAGAAACAAATCTATGATAAAATTTCAGACATCACCATTTCCATGAAAGCGATTGATTATTTGCAAATGCCAGAACTTTTGTTGACAGAAGTTCCGGTTCGTCTTTCTAAGCAAGAAAGAGAACGATATCAGCAATTGAAACAGGAATTGGTGTTAGACTTACCGGATGGCGAGATTACCGCTGCTAATGCTGCAAGTCTATCCAACAAACTTTCCCAGCTGGCAAATGGTGCAGTGTATGACGACACCGGAGCGGTGATTCCCATTCACAGCCGAAAGCTGGATGCACTGGAAGATTTGATAGAGGCAGCCAACGGCAAGCCCGTTCTGATAGCGTATTGGTTCAAGCATGATTTGGAGCGGATTCAAGAGCGACTGCAACAGCTTCGGGTTTCGTATCAGGAAATCCAGTCTTCTGACAGTATTCGGAACTGGAATGCTGGAAAGCTGCAAGTTGGTCTGCTGCACCCAGCCGCTGCCGGACACGGTTTGAATTTGCAAGCAGGCGGTTCTCACCTGATTTGGTTTGGACTGACTTGGAGTCTGGAACTCTACCAGCAGACCAACGCCAGACTATGGCGACAGGGACAACAATCTGAAACGGTTGTCATTCAACATCTCATTACCAAGGGTACGATTGACGAACGTATCCTGAAAGCCCTGACTCGAAAGGAACAAACCCAGACCGCTTTGATGCAAGCTGTCAAAGCAGAAATTGGAGGCAGCAGATGAATATCATTTGGCAGTACTTAGACAAACGGAGTGCCGCTGTAAACGCACTGAAGGATTACAGCAGCATGGCTTATATCATTGCACATACAGACGAAGAAATCGCACAGGTGCATGAAGACACCACAACCCTTGGCAGTCCAGCATTTACAGATATGCCTGGCGGCAGTCCGAACCCGCAGTCCGGCGAAATGCGAATCATCGCTGCCATTGACGAAATTGATGTACTGCGGGAACGGTATCGTCAGGCAAAGGAATACATGGAATGGTTTCAGCCTGCATGGGACAGCCTGTCGGAGGATGAACGGTATGTGCTGGAACAGTTCTATTGGCATGAGGAAGATGCCTTTGATGCTATTTCCGCAATCAGCAACCGTTTTCACATTGAGCGGAGTTCTGCATACAAACGCAAAAACCGTGCGGTTTCCAAGTTGACCTTGTTGCTGTTTGGAAAGTGAATGTCCAAAATCGAGGATGACTTTTGTAAAAAGGTGTGATATAATAATATCATAGAAAACTGACCGAAAGCCCTGTGGTGTTCCACGTGGGCTTTCGTTGTATCCGGAGGTGAACCTTATGCCGAGGAAGGCACTGAAACCATGTAAGCACCCCGGCTGTCCCAATCTGACAGACGGTTTGTATTGTGCAGAGCATCAGCCCCTGCATCCAGACCGACCGTCTGCCGCTAAGCGTGGCTACGGCAGCAAGTGGCAGAGACTGAGCAAGGCATACCTCCGCCGGCATCCTTTGTGTGTGCGGTGCAAAGCACAGGGACGGTTCACGGCAGCGACCGTGGTCGACCATATCATTCCTCACCGTGGTGATCCGCATCTGATGTGGGATGAAAGCAACTGGCAGGCTCTTTGCAAGTCCTGCCATGACCGCAAGACGTGGACAGAAGACCGAAATCCCGTCTATCGGTATTGATTGTGTCTGAAATGCTGCCGGTGGGGGGATAAAAATCGCTAATTGTGAATTTTTTACAGACCGGCGTCCCCTCTCACGCACAAAAACCAAGGTTCAAACGGGGGATTAACCCCAAAAATATGCAAGCAAGCCGAAACCTACGCAGTTTCGGCTATTTTTCTCTCAAAAGGCAGGTGAAATCAGATGGCAAAGGACGGTACAAGAAGAGGCGGCAGACGAGTTCGTGCAGGCGATAAGCCGAAAGCCCTCTCCGACAAAATCGCAGAGGGCAAGGATGCAGATATTATGGAGTTTCATGCTCCGGAATTGGACGCCGCTGATCTGGACGAAGCCGCTGATTTGACCGGTGCGGATATGCCAAGCCCCAGTGCATACTTGTCTGCCCAGCAGAAGAACGGAAAACCGCTGGGAGCAGACATTGTGTACAAAGAAACGTGGCTCTGGCTGAAACAGCGTGGCTGTGAAAAGCACGTCAACAAACGGCTGCTGGAAAGCTACTCGCAGGCATTCGCCCGATTTGTACAGTGTGAAGAAGCCCTCAGTACCTATGGACTGCTGGGAAAGCACCCGACCACGGGCGGCGTTATTGCCTCCCCGTTTGTGCAGATGAGCCAGACATTTCAGAAACAGGCAAATTTGCTCTGGTATGAGATTTTCGATATTGTAAAGCAGAACTGCACGACCAAATTTGACGGTACGCCACAGGATGACATGAAAGAAGATACCCAGTTCTGGCGAGATTTGAAAGCCAATCGCCAGAAGATGACCAAGCAGCAATACCGCACGCTCAAGGGACAGGCGGTCAGCGGAAAAGTGCTGGATGCCAGAAAAGGTTTACAGAAAGTTTTGAAGCGGAGGAATGGAGCATGACCACAACCACAGAATTTCAGCTTGTTGACATCAACAAGCTAGTCCCCTATGCCAATAACGCCAGAACGCACAACAAGGAACAGATCCTGAAGCTTCGCTCTTCCCTTCGCGAGTTTGGCTTTGTGAATCCCGTCATTATCGACCGGGAATACAATGTGCTGGCTGGACATGGACGCATTATGGCGGCAAAAGAAGAAGGCATTGCAGAAGTCCCCTGTGTGTATGCCGACCATCTGACAGAGGCACAGAAGAAAGCGTATATTCTTGCTGACAACCGGATGGCGTTAGATGCCGGCTGGGACGAAGAACTGCTTGCTGTTGAGATGGAAGAGTTGCAGAATCTCGGATTTGACCTGGGTTTGACTGGTTTCGATGAATCTGAAATTGCTGACCTTTTCGACATTAACAGTGATGAAGCAAAACAGGATGATTTTGATGTAGATGCAGAACTGAAA